TATGAGAGCATTGATGACTGCTGGCCCAGCCCTAGACCGTGACCACATCGCAGCATACAATTGTTCTTTTATTGCCGTAGACCATCCTCGTGCTTTTGATGAAGCCATGTATGTTTTAATGAACGGTACAGGAGTAGGATTTAGTGTTGAACAAAAATACATTAATGAACTTCCTTTAATATCTGAAGAATTTCACCCAACAGAAACAACTATTGTTGTTGATGACTCTAAACTAGGTTGGGCAAAAGCATTTAAAGAACTTATTGCTTTGTTGTACCAAGGTCAGATTCCAAACTGGGATATGTCAAAAGTTAGACCAGCAGGAGCAAGACTTAAAATTTTTGGTGGTCGTGCATCTGGTCCAGATCCATTAGATGATTTATTTAAGTATTGCGTAGAAACATTTAAAATTGCAAAAGGAAGAAAACTAAAATCAATTGAAGCGCATGACATTATGTGTAAGATTGGTGAAGTTGTTGTTGTTGGAGGAGTTAGAAGAAGTGCACTTATTAGTCTTTCTAACCTAGATGATTTTGAAATGGCAAAAGCAAAAAATGGTCAATGGTGGGAAGTTAATGGACAACGTGCCTTAGCAAATAATTCTGCTGTTTATAATTCAAAACCAAATACTGCACAGTTCCTTCGTGAATGGAGAAACCTCTATGATTCAAAATCTGGAGAACGTGGTATTTATAACATGGAGAGCGTTCGTAAACACGTTGATTCATTTGGGCGTAGAGACTCAAGCAAGATATCAGGAACAAATCCTTGTGGAGAAATTTTACTAAGATCAAATGAATTTTGTAATTTAACAGAAGTTGTTATTTCTGCAGATGATACTGAAAAAGAATTACTAGAAAAGATTAGACTTGCTACAATTCTAGGAACTTGGCAGTCTACTTTAACTAACTTTAAATATCTTCGTAAGACATGGAAAGATAATTGTGAAGAAGAAAGACTACTAGGGGTATCTTTAACGGGTATATATGGAAATAAATTAACTTCTACCCCTGGAGATAAATTAAAAGAATTACTTGTTAGACTAAGAGATCATTCAATTGAATCTAATAAATTAGAAGCAGAAAAAATAGGAATTAATCAATCCGTTTCTATTACCTGTGTTAAACCATCTGGAACAGTAAGTCAGTTAACTGGTGTGTCAAGTGGAATTCATCCATGGTATTCAGAATATTACATTAGAAGTGTGCGTGGAGATAACAAAGATCCATTAACTCAATTCCTAAAAGACTCTGGAGTTCCTTACGAAGCAGATGTTATGAAGCCAGATCAAACAACAGTATTTTATTTTCCACAAAAGGCTCCAAAAAATGCCACTATTACAAAAGATTTAACAGCAATAGATCATTTAGAAATGTGGAAAATTTATAGAACATACTGGACAGAGCATAATCCAAGCGTAACAGTTAATGTCCACGAGGATGAATGGATGAGAGTTGGAGCATGGGTATTTGATAACTTTGATTCAATTGGTGGGGTATCATTTTTACCATCTTCAGAGCACTCATACAAGCAAGCACCATATCAAGAAATTACAAAAGAAGAATATGAAGAGGCAGTAAAGAAAATGCCAGAATCAATTCGTTGGGATATGATGACTATTTACGAAACAGAAGATGGAACAACTGGCAGCCAAGAATTGTCTTGTGTTGCTGGAGTTTGCGAAATAGTTGATATTTCAAAATAGCCTTTTGTGCTAAAATAGATTAGAGGTATACATGTCTAATCAAGTCTCAAATCTTTATGCCGCAAGAATATTTGCAGAGCACCCTCTTGCATTATGGGCCTTAGATGATGACTTTTCTTTTATATCAAAATTAAGCATACAAGATAAAAGCATTATTAATTGGGATCTAAGTAACATAACTTCTGCCTCAGCATCAAATCCAGTAGGCTTAATACTTGAAAATGAGCAAACAGATGTATTAACTGTAATTTCTGCATCGTCTGGATATCAAGGATCAGCATCGGGTACAGCAATAAATTCTATTACAGACTTAGATCCTGATAAAAAGACATTATCTATAAATGCTTTTGCTTATAACTATAACAACGTTTCTAGTTTTGATATAGGGTTTATACATAGTGGTTCTACTTTTTTTACTTCCTATACCCCAGAAAGAGAAGAGGTATGGACAAAAATAAGTCATACCCTAAATATTCCTACAGGCAATGTTGATATATATCCATATTTTAAAGTAAACTATGATAATACTTCACTAGGAAATTTTGGATCTGATTATAACTTTTCTATAAATGCTTTATCGGTTGGTCAATGGTCTGAACTATTTCACTATCAAAGCACTGGAACCCTATCAGCAAGCATAGACCCAAATATATTAAACATTATATCTGCCTCATCTTCTTTGTCAGCCTCAGCAATAACTGGGGTAGTAGCAGATTCTTATGGAATAGCAGAATCTAAAAACGGATACTATATTGTTGAAAAAAATAGAACACTTGCATATAGCGATAACTTTCCAATTACTTTTGGTGCTACAAATATAACTAATATTACATATCCTCTTTATGGAGAAGTACCTTCTATGGTTTTTTCTGGAGAAGGATTTTTAAATGAGTCTGGTAGATATAAAGAAACTACTTTAGAGTTTTGGCTAAGAGCACATACAAATGTATCAACCCCAATAAGAATATTTGGACCACTAACAACAACTGACGGTATTTATATAGAAAAAGATTTTATAACAATAAAAATAGGACCATATAGAAAATCATACTTTATAGGCAAATGGTATAGACCTATGCTACTAGACTTTAGATATAACATAGATACTGCTTCATTATTAATCAATGGAGATTTAGTTATTGATATGGACATAGATCAAAATAAATTTACATTGGCAGATAAAGATTATAACTATGTAGGAGTTTATGGAAATGAAAATGTATACCCATTTGAAATAGACGCTATTGCTATTTATCCATACGTAGTTCCAGAGCAAATTGCAAAGAAAAGATTTGTTTACGCTCAAGGAGTTGAGTCAGCAAATAACATTGTGTCTAATTTTAAAGGAGACTCTTTCCAGGTAGACTTCCCTTACGCTAAATATACATCCACTATAAACTACCCAGATATGAACAGTTGGAACTCGGGATTCTTTAATAACTCTAACAGCACCTCTAAATACCTTACAAATCCAGAATACTCTCTTCCACAAATTATTTTTAGTGAAGAGGTAGATTTAGATAATTTCTTAATAGATAACTATAATATACAAGGATCTGACTATCCATTTATTAAATTAAAGCCTAATGCAAATTATAATAATATAGTTTCAAGTATTAATTTTAATAGTTTGAATGTTTTGAGTACCCCAATTAAAAGTATATTCGGGGTATTTAGAGCACCATCTACTCTGACTGCTACTAAAGAAGTATTAATGTACTTCTCTAATAACTTTAATAATAACAACTTTTCAGTTAAAACAAGTAATGCAGGAGTGGAGTACTTCTATAACGATACTAAGATATTTGATCACGCTATTGTAGAAAATGCTGTATTTATTGCTGGTTTTGATTTAGATATTATATCTCAAGAGTATTCAACTATCTTAAATAACTTTTTTTCTAACCCTCAAAATATATCTTTTAGTTTGGGTGGAAATCAATCATCTATGTTTAGTGGAAAGATATTTAACTTTACATTTAATAATAGAATGTTTACAGATAAAGACCTTGATAACTACATACACAGCACTGGTTTTTTTGACCCAGACGTTGAGCCAGACAATCTTATAGACTACATTGGAAACTATACTTTCTTCCCACAAGTATTATCAGATAGTCTTATTATAGACGTTGGAAGTTCTGGGTATTGGGAAGACTCCATACCGCTTTCTTACTTTGGAAAATTTGTAGAAGATAAAAACAAAAATCCATACTACGACTTAGACTTAATGCAATTCAACGTAGAGGCACCATCACCTTTAATTTTACAAAAAGATCAATACTACGTTCTTGACGGTGGACTATCTACAACCTTAGACTTTGATTTATACTTTGACAGTGGCACACCAACCACGTCTGCTTCCAGCGTTGTCTTATCCTTTGATGGAGGAACCCCCACTACTGTTCTATTTATTGAGTACTTAACAGAAGAAGAATTAGATATAGCGTATGGATCATTCTCAAGAGATGACTATACAGTAAAAACATATATAACATTACAAAATTATACAGATGTAGGAAATATTCCTTATACAGAATATTCTAATACTAAAAGGATAGGTGCAGATAGGGTATTAGATTTAGATGAATATACTACTGCCCAAATAAATAATACTAAGTTTGAAGTGACAGATAGAACAGTAATATTCCCACCAAAAGAACTAGTAAACTTTGCAGACTATTATATAACTATACATTTAGAAATTCAAACAAAGGGTATAAATAGAACCCCTATTAAAATTAAAAGAATGTCTATATCATCCCTTGCATATGATGAATCATCCTTTTATTCCATTAATAGTCCTGACGGATATAAACTATTTCCATTTAATAGATATGGAGATATATATGCCTATAAACTAAAGAACCCATTTACTATATATAAAGATTCTACTTCTTATATGTATAATACTGGAGACTCTGGTATTACCGTTCTCCCATACGACAGTCCCGCTACTAGAGGTATCACTATTCCAATTAATCAGCAGTTAGCAACAGAATATTTGCTTGGAGGTGTTCAGTTTTGGAGTTTTTACAACAAGGGTGAAACGATAGAAGAAACGGTACAGGTAGGAAAGATTTCTACTAGAGATAGGTCTTATGATATTAAGTTAGTTCCAGAGTCAAATTATACTAGGGCTAAGATGGTTCTTTTTGATGAGGATACTAACAATGAAGCAACTGGTATAGTTTTTTATCAAAACGGTAGTATTGTAGACAATCCATATATTCAACCTTTATCTTGGAATGCAATAATAATTACTTTTGAAGAGTCTATAGATTTACCAAGTTCTGTAGGGCAGTTAGAAATATATGAAGGATTAATGGTTAATAATATTGCATTTTACAAAAAGTCTTCAGACGTTCTTGGTTCTATATTTGTTGATAACGAGTGGAGGGACTTAAGAGCAGACACCACATGGGGATCATGGTATGAGTCTGGTGCTGGAATTTGGGAAGAAATAGAAGGACAGAGTGAGCCTTTAACGTTTATTGTTGATGGAAAATCAATTTATGATTCTACTTTTGGAGTTTCTAGCGTAGTTGGAAGAGATAATTCAACTTTATCTATTGATTCTGATGGTGTAACAATAATTACTGGAACAATTTGGGAAGAGTATAGCGGAAGACCTGTATAATCTGATATAATTGGGTTATGAATAATAAAAATATTGACAAAAATGGTAAGTCTAAGTTAAAAGTAATTAATAAACAACAAAGATATGGCTTATACGTGTGGCAAATGGATCACAATGGAAAGGCTTTTGGAGACAAAAGTGGCAACGTAATGAATATTCCAGGTAATCAGTATGATTTAGATAAGATGAGCAAGGTAGCACAAGCCGCTAGATATTATAATGCTCCAGCAGGAAAGGTAATTTTTATGCCAGGAGTAAGAAGAGTATCAGATATGGAATACTCTGAACAGATTGGAAGAATGAAAGAAGGATATATTGCCAGCGAGACCGACATTGGTGCCTGGATGGATGCAAAAAAGGGGATAAACACAAATGGAGAATGAAGAATTAGAATCTATTGCAAGAATAGATAATTTAGATAGAATGGAAAGACCAGAAAAAAGCGATGACTTTATGGTCGATGCAGAATTAGCAAAAACATATACAGGACTAGATTCAAATTTTAAACGTAGAGCAACAAGATCAATAAGCAAGGCATTTACTGGTCAAGAAAATACAGGGTCAAAACAGTTATTTCAAGAACAAGACATAGTTACAGCATACGGACTTTATGATGTAGTTGTTCCACCATACAATTTAGACGAATTAGCATTCTTCTATGAAAACTCATTTGCTAACCATGCTGCTATAAATGCTAAAGTAGCAAATACTGTTGGCTTAGGTTATTCATTTATCAACACAGACTCAACTTTAGCAAGACTAGAAGATGCTGAATCAGATGAACAATTAATTAGAGCACAAAGAAAAATCCAAAGACTAAAGGCTCAAATGACCGAGTGGCTAGAAGAACTAAACGATGAAGATACCTTTAGCCATATTTTAGAAAAAGTATATATTGATGCTGAATCAACAGGTAATGGATATATAGAAATTGGTAGAAAGGTTAACGGAGAAATCGGATACGTAGGCCATATTCCATCAACTACAGTGCGTGTAAGAAGATTGCGTGATGGTTATATTCAGATAGTAAATCAAAGAGTAGTTTATTTTAGAAACTTTCAAGGTAAAGAATCAAACCCAGTAACTAACGATCCTAGACCAAACGAATTAATTCACATTAAAAAATACTCACCAAAGACTTCTTATTATGGAGTTCCAGACACAGTAGCCTCATCTGTTGCTATGGTTGGAGATAATTTAGCGGGTAGATATAATATTGATTATTTTGAAAACAAAGCAGTGCCAAGATATATAGTTACTCTAAAAGGAGCAAAACTATCATCTGATGCAGAAGATAAGTTATTTAGATTCTTACAATCAGGACTTCGTGGTCAAAACCATAGAACCTTATATATACCACTTCCAGGAGATTCTACAGATAATAAAGTAGATTTTAAAATGGAACCTATTGAAAATGGAATACAAGAAGGATCATTTGAAAAGTATCGCAAATCAAACCGTGACGATATCTTAATGGCTCATCAAGTTCCATTCTCTAAAGTAGGAGGAGGCGCTGGAGTTTCAATAGCCTCAGCCATATCCTCTGATAGAACCTTTAAAGAGCAGGTTGCAAGGCCAGCACAAAGAAACCTAGAAAAGGTTATAAACAAAATTATAAAAGAAAAAACCGATATGGTTGCCTTTAAACTTAACGAACTAACCTTGACCGATGAGACCACTCAGAGTCAAATTGATGAACGATACCTAAGAATGCAGGTAGTTGTTCCCAATGAGGTTCGTGAAAGACTTGGATTCCCATCAAGAATGGGCGGACAAGAGCCTATCGTCTTAGGTGCTCAACAAAGAGCAGAGATTACATCTCAAGCCGCTGGCAATAGAATGAGAGATCAACAAAGAACTGATAACAACAGCGATTCTACTTCAACCACTACAGGACGAGGTCCTGGTGGCGAGGGTAGAACGGTAGAATAATAAATAGTTATAAGTTTTTCAAATCTCTTATAAACACTTATATAATGGAAGTAGTATGACTAATATGCATAAAGCATTTTGGCACTCTGAAGATAATTCAATTAAGTTATCCATGCCAATCGCTAAAATCGATAAAGAGAAGCGAACAGTTTCTGGGTTTGCTACCCTTGACAATGTTGACAAGCAGTCAGACATTGTTCCTACTGATGTAAGTATAAAGGCTTTTGAAAGGTTCCGTGGAAATTTACGTGAAATGCACATGCCAGTGGCTGTGGGTAGAGTAATGTCATTTAAGTCAGATAAATTTTATGATAAAGATAAAGATAAGTTTTACAATGGGGTGTACGTAGATGCATATATTTCTAAAGGTGCTCAAGATACTTGGGAAAAAGTTCTTGATGGCACTCTTTCTGGTTTTTCTATTGGCGGCAGCATCAAAGATACTGAAGACCAATACGACCCAGAAATGGATAAATCCATTAGGGTTATTAAAGATTACGACCTTCACGAATTATCGCTTGTAGATAATCCTGCAAATCAATTTGCTAATATTGTATCTATTCAAAAAGCAGAAGATGGACAAAATACTTTTGACGGTATAATGACAAAAATGTCACTTGAAAATGTATACTGGTCTAAAGAAAATAGTCTTGTAAGACTATCTAAAGAAGAAGACATTAGATCAGGAGAAACCTTAATAGGTTTTGTAGAAACAACTGATAACGAAAAAAACGAAGTAATTAAGAATTTAATTAAAGCATATGGAACTATGACAAATGAAAATGTTCCTACTAAAAATCCTACAACAATTAAACCTAAGAAAAAAAAGAAAGATGACGAAGAAGATATGGACAAAGCGTCAAATGTTAAAGTTGGCGACATGGTTTCATGGAACTCAAGCGGTGGTACTGCAAGAGGAAAAGTAACTAGGGTCGTTCGCAATGGAAAAATAAAAGTTCCAAATAGTTCTTTTACTATTACAGGAACTCCAGAAGATCCAGCAGTTGCTATTAGGCTCTACCGTGACGGTAAACCAACTGACACAATTGTAGGACATAAAATGAAAACTCTGAGAAGAGTTACAATGAAATCAGAACAAGTTTCTGATAATTCTAATAAGGAGGTAAATGATATGGCAAAAACAGAACAAGAAGCAACAGTAGTTGCAGAAGATGTTCAAATTGAAAAAACAGAAGTTGTAGAAGACGAATTAGTCGTTGTAGACGAAATCGTTAAGTCTGATTCAGATGCTCCAGCAGATGCACCAGCAGAAGCAGTAGCAGAAGATGCTCCAGTAGAAGAAGTAGTAGCACCAGTTGCTCCTGCAGAAGATGCTCCAGCAGAAGACGCACCAGCAGATGTTGAAAAAGCCGAAACTCCTGCTGTAGAAAGCAAAGATGATGACTTGGCAAAGGCTGTACAAACAGTTAAAGTTTCTGTAGAAGAAATTAGCAAGTCCGTTACCGCAGCAGTTGGAGATTTAGCGGCAACTGTAAAATCAATTAATGAACAACTTGCCGAATTAACAAAGAGCGTTGCAAAAGTAACAGAGGAAGTTACAACAGTAAAAAGCAATGTAGAAGAGTTTGGAAAGCGTGTCGATGCAGTTGAAGATGACACCGCTATCCGTAAGTCTGGCGACCTCGGCGGGGTCGTGCAGGGAAATAAAATAAAAAAAGGATCGATGTGGGGCGGGCGTTTCCTCAATACCGCTGACCTCTATCGTTAAACAAAATTCACTGGGAGGTGAAAAATTATGTCAGAAGAACAAATTTTAGAAAAGGCCGCTGTAACAGGCGTTATTGCTTCAGGAGGCGTTGGTGGAGTTGCTACTCCAGCATCACAACTTGGACCAGTAGGAACCGCAAAACCATCAGATGGTGGCGGTATCTTAAACGCAGAACAGTCAGCCCAATTTATCGAATATATTTTCGAGCAACAAGTTCTTGCTCGTGATGGTCGCCGTGTAACAATGCGTGGCAACACAGCAGAACTAGAGAAGTTAAATGTTGGTGAACGTGTAATTCGCGCTGCTGCACAAGCAGACGCTTCATACACTAACGCTGGAGTTACTTTCACAAAAGTTGAAATCACAACTAAAAAAGTTAGATTAGACTGGGAAGTATCATCAGAAGCACTTGAAGACAATATCGAAGGCGCAGGATTGGAAGACCACTTGGTCCGTACAATGACTCGTGCATTCGCTAACGATCTTGAAGACTTAGCAATCAACGGAACAGGTTCAGGAACAAATACATTCCTAAACATCCTTGAAGGCTTCTATGTAAAAGAACAAACTGGTAACAGTGCTGGTACATTTGGTACAGACGTTGAAGACTTGCAAGCACTTGTGCTAGCAATGCCACGTAAGTATCGTGCATCAAGAGCAGCCATGAAGTTCTATGCTTCTAGCGAAACAGTAGCCGATATCATTAATGGTCTTGGCTCATCTGGTAACCTACCTTCAGAAAGAATCGTAGAACGCGTTATTGACGGTGTAGCACCACAAACATTAGGTGCTCCAATCCAATACCGTGTACTAGGTATTCCTTTGGTAGAAGTACCATTGATGCCTGCAGGATTCGTATCTTTGACATTCCCAGAAAATCGTATTTGGGGATTCCAAAGAGACGTTACTGTTCATCGTGAGTTCCAACCTAAGAAAGATACTATTGAATATACTACTTTCTTACGTTTCGGAGCACAAATCGAAGAAACAGATGCAGTAGCATACGCAAAACAATAACCTAAATTATTTAGGGAATTAGAGGGGGAGACACCAAAAATGTCTCCCCTTCAACATTTTATATAAATGATATAATTAGTAAGGAGGAATTTTATTTATTATGGAAATATTAAATGAAAGACAATATAAAAAAGTTACTTCACTTACCGCGACTTTTACAGTTTCTCCAAGTGGAACATACACATTAGATTACGAAGACCTTTACACAGGAGAGTCATTTTCAGCATCTGCAACAACAATTTCTGGAGCAGTGTCATTTATTTTAAATCCAAAATATTTAAACTATACAGGATCATTAGCAGCATCCGTTAAAGACTCAAATGGTGATACTATCATCATGACAAACATAGAAATTATTAGACCATATTGTAACTTAGATTCAGTCGCTGCAGCACTATCAATTACTGACGGTAGTGAAATAGGATATGAAAGATTAGCAAGATATATTATAGACTCTCAAACACAAGGCTTTCCATTTGCTAGAAAAGAAAAAGATATTGTGGGTATGGGTATGGATTATCTACCTATTGATGAAAAGATTTATAAGATATATAAGGTATATCAAAATGAAGAATTAGTATATGATTCAAATCTTAGTGCTAGTGTAAACTTAATAACATTTGAAATTACTAAAGATGGCTCTTCAATTACAAACGTAGAAAACGAGTCCGATGCTGAAAACAAAACTAATTATAGACCAGTATGGCATGAGAGATATCTAAACTCTACTTTTTCAGAAGGGTCAGAATATAGGGTAGACGCCGATTATGGCTGGAAAGTGGTCCCACAGGACATTCAAGAGGCATGTGAAATGCTAATCCAAGACATTAAGTCAGATAACTTAAAGTACATAAATAGATACATAGAGTCATTTGACAATGAAGACTTTAAAATTAAATTTGCTAAAAATCCTACCGCTGGAACAGGAAACATGTTTGTTGATAAAATCTTGGAGAAATATAGAAATAGGCTCCGTATCGGGGTTTTGTAATGTTTCTTCCATCATCAACATTAGACGATATATTGTTTCCAATGACTGCAGATGTTTATTACTCTACCACTCAACAACAAGACTATGGCAATATATCTAAAACTTGGGTATTTGATAGAAAAGTAAACTGCTCAGTAATAAGTGAACTATCTAATAGAGGTTTTACTGGAGAGTTAAGAACTAAAGGACAAGATTTAATTTATGACTCAAATGCATTTTTTAGAACTAAAGAAGATTTAAGAAAAAAAACTAATGGCTCATATATGCCTATTACAGCAATAGCCATTACTAATATTAAAGACCCTGCAGGAAACGATGTATGGATCAATGGACAAAATCTTTCTAATGCTGCGGGTGCAATTAAAACAAAATATGAAATAAAAACTATAGTACCTACATTTAACTATGATCATACATTAAGACATTTTAGACTATTTATAAGCAAGTCACAAATACAAAAGTGGGAGCAATAATGGCTGCTATAAAGGTTAAATTTAATGGAAAGAATTTTATAGATACCCTCACAAATGTAACAAACTATTCTCAAGGGTTTATTGATGAAGTAAAAAGAAATCAAAATAAGATAACAGAGAAAATTGCTAGTACCTCTGTGAATGTATTCTATGACTACCTAGATGGACTTGCTAGATCCCATCCAGGGATGCTGCACCATGTTTATGAATGGGGTCAGGTAGGAGATCCATTTGCAAGACTATACGAACTTTCTGTATCGCTTCAAGGAAAATCAGCAGTTGTCAGTGCAGACTTTTTACAATCTGACACACCTTCTCCAACAAGTAGAGAAGCATTTTACGATAAAGCAAATATTATGGAAGAAGGCATACCGTTAGTTATTGAAGAAAAAGATGCTCAAGTATTATTTTTTGAAATAGAAGGAGAAGAGTTTTTTAGAAATGGACCTATCTATATTGCAAATCCTGGAGGAGGAGCAACTCGTGGATCTTTCGTAAGGGCATATAATGAATTTTATAATATATATTTTACTAAGGACTATTTGAACTCTATTAAATTTTATGATCACTTTAGAGGTTCTAAAGAATATCAAAAGAATGTTAAGATTGCGTCTAAGAGTAAGAATGCTACATCTATAGGTAGAGCAGCAGCACTATCTTGGATTAATAATGCACCAGGAGAAAAAGTATGACAGTTTACAGACCAGAGAATATAATCAACAGATATGTTTGGGAACAGTTTAAAACACAGGCCCCAGCCTTTTATAACCTATACCCTCAAACAGTAGGTGGTAGCGAATTAATTCCATTTTTTCCAGCGGGTGCAGGAAATATTCCTCCTGAAATATTAGATGGAGACTTACCATATATAGTATTTGATAAATTTACCAAAGTAAGAACAGGTGCTTATAAATATTTTTATCCTGTTAAAAGTGAACAAATGAGATATACCATTTATGGCGGATCACTATATGGTGACGCAGCCAATGGGGCAGATAGATATGGAACTACTATTAATCTTACTTCTTTAATCACCCTTGTATTAGATAGAGAAGATGATGCAGCAAATGATATAAATGAATTTGCAGAAGAACTATATGATAATTATCCTGTTTCTGCAAGTGCTTCTGTGTATGATTATTATAAATATAGATTTCATTGTATAAATGTTTTTCAATCGGGGTATGCAGAAAGTCAGCAAGATGTATCTAATTTAATGGAATATAGACCTTCTAGAGATCTTATTATTAAATACGACTATCACTCTAGACAATATAATACCAAGATACCAAGTATTAAAAATTAGCCTATTAAAAGCACGATATAATAGTATTGAGGAAATAGCCCCACTTTTCCTTAAAAAAGGAGGGTGAAAAAATATATGGCAACTTTAGGTAATAGCAATCAAATTATCGTAGGTGCAGCACAACTATTCGTTTCTAACCAAGGAGCGCTTGAATACTCAAGTGGTTCAGGTTCAGCAGCAGTTTATAACTTTGGTTCAGGATCTGTCTCAACAGTACCAGCATTCGTGTCTGGAACTAGATATGCAGATACACTAGAAGCAGACGCAAACTACAGAAACGTAGGATACACCATGAACGGTTTGGAATTACAATTCCAACCAGACTTTGGTGAAGTTCAAGTAGATCAATTGCTGGACGTAGCAAAACTTTACAAACAAGGTATGCAAGTTAATATGGTTACAGCATTTGCTGAAGCCACACTTGAAAATCTTCTTGTATCTATTGCAGGTTCAGATTCAGATCTATCAAGCGGAGCAACACAAGACGTCTTAGTTATAAACTCAGGCGAACTTGGAGCAGTTCCAGTAGAACGCGCACTTATTGCAGTTGGTCCAGGATCTGGAGATCCAGATGCAGTAGGAGCAACCAGAGTAGAACGTGTTTATGTAGCAAACCGTGCATTGTCAATTGACAGTGTAACAGTATCTGCAAAACGTGATACTCCATCAATGTTCGAAGTATCTTTCAGATTACTTCCAGCATCAAACGGTTCTTACGGTAAAATCGTAGATCGTGTAGTCGGTGCATAACCAAAACAACTAAATAAACACATTGCCCACTTCTTTTCAAGAGGTGGGTTTTGTGCTATAATTTAACTATATCCATAGGAGGATTAAATGGCAAGCAGTGTTTACGAAGTTGTAGAAATTGAGTTACAAGACGGTACAAAGGTAGAAATGAAGCCTTTAAAAATTAAATTCTTAAGGGACTTCATGAAAGAGTTCCAAAAAATTTCTGACGAAAAAATCGCAGAAGATAATATTAAGTCAATGGATCTTTTACTAGATTGTGCAGTAATTGCTATGAAGCAATACAGTCCAGAATTAGCATCTAAAGAAAAATTAGAAGATGTTATTGACCTGCCAACAGTTTACAAGATAATTGAAGTAGCAGCAGGGATTAAGTTAAACGACCCAAACGCACTAGCGGCGGCTCTAGTTGGAGCGAACTAGATCTCGCCACGATAGAATCTAAGGTATTTCTTCTAGGATTTTGGAAGAATTATCAAGAACTGGAGGAATCAATATCAATGCCTGAACTAGTAGCGATACTAGAAGCAAAGAATAAAGAAGAAAATGAAAATAGAAAATTTTTTGCAGCGTTACAAGGTGTTGACATTGACAAGTCTTCTGGAGACCCAGATGCTTGGGAGAAACTCAAAGCAAAGGTTTACAGTCAAGGCAAAACAACTAATCCAAGAGATATTGTTGCACTACAAGGATCTGCGGCTAAAAGAGCAGGTTTTGGTATTGGACAAGGTCTGGATTACGAGGTGATTGAATAGTGGCAGAGATTATTAAAACGGTAATTGATGTTGACATCAATACCAGTGGTGCCGCAGCCGAATTAAGAAGTTTACAGCAGCAAATAAATGCTTTCAATCTTACATTGAATAAAGGTCAATTAGAACAAGGCCAAGCCTCAAGAGTTTTTGCAGAGGGACTTAGAAATTCAATAAATACAGGTGGCTTTTTTAGAGCAGAACTTGTTAAAATGCAAACTGCCGCAGGAGCACTTGATTCTACTTTAAGAAAAGGTCAAGGAACACTAGGTCAATTTTTTAGTGCGTCTTTTAATAAAAAAGGCGGAATGGCCGCAGAAGTATTTGCCCTTGCAGCAGAACGTGCAAGGACAATGCAAACTCAATTTATTGCTACCGCAAAAGCATCAAAAGGTATGCAAGAGGCCCTTTCAGTTAGACCACTTACAGCATTTTCTGCTGACGCGGCAGTATCTGCTCAAAGAATGCAAATATTAAACTCAATGTTTAAGCAAGGAACAACTGGGTTAATTAACTTTGGTAAAAACGTACAATGGACTGGTCGCCAACTTATGGTTGGTTTTACAATACCATTAACAATATTTGGTACAACAGCAGGTCGGGTATTTTCAGATCTAGAAAAACAAGCAGTTAACTTTAAAAAAGTATATGGTGATATATTTACTACACCAGCAGAATTAGAAGAAAATTTTAAAGCAGTTCAAGGATTAAGTAGAGAATTTACAAAGTATGGAATTGCAGCAAAAGATACATTAGGTTTAGCAGCACAGGCTGCAGCAGCAGGTAGAAAAAATACAGAATTAACTGATGCAGTTAGAGAATCAACAAGGCTAGCAACACTTGGCCAGATGGATCAAAACGCTGCTCTTGAAACAACAATATCACTTCAAAGTGCTTTTAGATTATCTGGACAAGAACTAGCAGATACTATTAACTTTTTAAACATGGTTGAAAACCAAACAGTAGTAAGTCTACAAGACATTGCTGCAGCAATACCTCGTGTTGCTCCAGTTATTAAAGGTTTGGGTGGAGACGTTAAAGATTTAACAGTATTCCTTGCAGCAATGCAGGAAGGCGGAGTGTCTGCAGAGCAAGGCGCTAACGCACTAAAGTCTGGTCTTGGATCTTTAATTAACCCAACAAAAGCAGCAACAGATGTACTAGCAGGATTTAAAATAAATCTTGACTCTATTATTCAAACCAATAGAGGAGACCTAATGGGTACTGTTACGGCTTTTAGTGATGCCTTATCTACATTAGATGAATTTTCGAGACAACAAGCATTAGAAAGTTTATTTGGTAAATTTCAATATGCAAGACTTGGTGCATTATTTGAAAATATTTCTAGAGAAGGATCACAGGCACAACAAGTAATATCTACCCTGGGGTATTCAACAGAACAACTTGCTAAGAGTGCAGAAAAAGAATTAACAACCGTAGAACAAGCCTTTAGCACTCAACTTACTGGAGCAATAGAAAGACTAAAAATTGCAATAGCACCTTTGGGTGAAATTTTTGTTAAAATGGCAATACCTCTTGTAAACATGGCTACAAAAATATTTGAGGCTTTTAATAAACTTCCAGAAGGTGTAAAAAATGTTGTAGCATTAGCAACAGCCCTAGGTGGTGTACTACTTCCAGCCGCTACCATGATATTTGGTTTGTTTGCTAACTTAATCGGTACATTTGCTAAATTTACACACTCTATGGGAATGTTTGGAGTTACCTTATTAAGAAAAGGTCCACTAGCAGCAATAAAATCATTAACACAATCTGCAAACTATTTAAGTCTTTCAGAAATAGATGCAGCAAATGCAGCAAGACAATTAGGATCCGCAACTGAATTAGCAAACGCTGCTTTATTAAGTCAAGTAGGTTCTGCAAATAGTGCAGATATAGCAATTAAAACTTTAACTAACTCATATAGAGTATTAATATCTGAACAAACTAGAGCATCACAAGTACAACCATTTTTATTTGGAACGGGTCAGGCTGCAAGTAGTCGTGTTGGAGGAAGTGCTGCTGCAAGTGTTGCAACAACAATGGCTACTAGAGGTAAGTCTAGAATTAAAGCAGTAGGATTAAATCAAGGTGGTTCGGTATTTACACCAGACAACAGTAGCACTGTTCCTGGAGTAGGAAACACAGACAAGGTTCCAGCAATGCTTACACCAGGAGAGTTTGTAGTTAATAAAGAATCAACTAAAAATAATCTTGGACTACTTCATTCAATTAATGCTCAAAGGTTAAACGTTGGTGGAAAAGTTAAAAATGGAATTCAATACGCTATGTCTGGATTTTTAATTGGTAATACACCAGGATATTCAGCAGCAACAAATGCTGTAGCAGCCAAGTTAGTAGGACGAAGTCAAGTTGCTAAAACTGTAGGTGCTAAGGCTTCTAATAAAGTAGAACAGTTAAAAAATAATTTAGTTTATTTATTAACAAAATCAAATAATCAACAACTTACTGGTGTAAGAACAATGAAAGAATTTGATAAAAGAGGAGTTCCTTTAGATGTATTAAAACAAGATATGGTTTCAGAAGAAGGTTTATGGATGATAGATGCATTTGCAAAAGGTGATTGGAAAAAGGATGCATATAAAGCAACTCTTGAAAATAATTTTGCTAACATTGCTTCTAAATATCCAGGTAAAGAAATAAGATTTTTAGACTCAGCAGGATTAGAAAGAGTTCAACCATTACTTGGAAAACCAGAATATGAAAACGTTCAATTTGTTTCTGTAAAAGAATTACAAAATAAAGAACTATTTGATAATTTAACTCCTGAACATTTAGAAACATTAATGACAGATGGTACTCAAGTAAGTAAAGAATTAAAATATAGCAAAAGTAGAGGAACTACTACACTTAAAGATGTTTATAGAGGAATTCCTGGTATGGAATCATATACTAGGATACAAAAAAATTGGAGAGGAACGCCAAAGCCTAAAAATAGACAAGGTGCTCATATGTATAATATGGGTGGAAAAGTTGATGGTGTGCAATACGCAATGGCTGGACAATTAATAAAAAAAGGTACAAAAAAATTTAAAACTGGAAAAGTAAAACATGTAAGAAAAAATCTTAAAGCAAGAGATAAAGAAATTTTACAAGATATGGTAAATAATGTAACGTGGGAAAAAAGAGTTCAAGGTGCAAGACTTAATGATGGAATATCTTTATATAATCAAGGATACAGTCTTGAAGAAATTGACAACATATTAATAGAAATTGGATATTTTAAAAAAGGATTAACAGATTTAGCACCAATGTCTGATGCAGTAAAAAAATTTGCAAAACCTGAAAAAATTAAATCATCACAAATAAAAAACAAATTAAGGCAAGCCGCACCTACAGAAGAATCAAGAAAAGCAGTATCAGAATATTTTTTAAAAAAGGGATATATAGATGAAGAATTAGCAAATTTAATAAATGGTCCAACTATGGGAGCAGGAGTAAGATCACATTATGCAGAAGATGCTATTGCAAATGCAAAAAAAAGCAGCATAAGTTTTCCAGGATATCTTGGACAAGCAATAATTGAGCCATCAAAGTATAATTCAGTATATAATCAAATAGGAGTTTCTGGATCACCTAAAAATAAAGCAGACCATGACAAGTTGATGGGTTATGTTCAAGAATTATTAGGGATTGACAAAAGATTAATTAAAGCCGATTTTGATGTTTTTTCAATGATGAACAAAGGTGGACAAGTTCCAGGTATGCAATATGCAAACACTGGAAAAATTATTGCTGCTATGTTTAAAAGCAAGGGTAGAAATGAATTAATAGATAGACTATCTCTATCTAATCTTCCTAGTGATGTAAAAAACAAAATTATAAATGGAGAAATAAAAAAGAGAGGTGACTTTACATTACGTGCAGATCGATCACTTTTTGATAATTCCATAAGTAGAACTATATCATCTAATCCAAGCAAAGACGACCTTCTTGATCTTTTAACAACAGATTATAATAATTTATATTCAAATTCACATTTATATTCAATTGCTTTAAATAAAAATGCAGATAATGATGTTTTAAACGTATTAGCAACACAGTATAGAAATAGACTTAGATATGCTAAACCAGAAGAAGTAGGAACCCACTTAAATCAAACAGCAAAAATAATACAAGACAAAGGAATTAAATTAAATAAGGGTGGAATGATTCCTGGTGTTCAATATGCAAATAAAGGAAAACAAATACAAGAAGTTATGAGTAAAGTTTTCGGAATAAATGCAGACGAAATTGCACCAATGTTTGGTGCCTTACCACAATTAAGAACTCAATTTTTAAACAGGCCAAAACCTTTTAAGAAAATATCAGAATATGTTAAAGATAAAAGTTTTATTGATAATGACATATATTTTA